GAGGGCAGCTGTCCGCACCATGGGTACCTCCGGTGGTTTTAGCGTCATGCAAGATCAATTTGGGCGCACCATTCAGATGTATAAAGGCGCGACGATCAGGGATATTGGCTACAAGGCCGACCAGACCACGCGTATCATCCTCGGCGGGCCTACTGCCTCTGGACAATCAGGCGAAGACAACACTGGCCTATCCACCTCCACCTCTACCGGTTCCATCTTCACGAGCATCTACGCCGTCAACTACAGTCAAGATCACTTCTTCGGCTGGCAGTTTGAGCCACCGAATGTGCAAGACCTGGGCCTCATCAACAACGGTGTCATTTACCGCACGCTGATTGACTATGCCGTCGGCTTAGTCAACGCCTCAACGCGCTCTATTGCTCGCTTGTATGACATTAAGGTGCTGTAAAGATGGGCGGAAATGTGACACCTATGGATAAAAACGAACTGCTTGAACTCGCTGTCCTGGTGGAAGGCATCCGCGAACGCGATGTTCATTTGGGCCGTGTGCTACGGCACATGGTCGTCCACCTGGGCCATGCCTACGGCCTTGATCTGTCCTCGGAAGAGGCGCAAGCCAAAGCCGACAAAGCCAAAGCGCAAGAGGCACCAGTACCAGCCGTCAAGCCCGCCGCGCTTTCATCCGATACTGACAAGCGTGCTGTCATGGCACCGCAAGGAGACAAATAATGGCTACTGATGCCTTACTGGCCTTACAGGCAAGCGTTACCAAAACCTCTACTTTTTCAGGCAGTGCGGTCACGCTCGCTGCTGGCACGCCACGGCGCGGCCTGAAAGCACGTGTGATCTATTCCGCCGGTTCGAGTGGTACCGCGACCTCCACCGCCATTTTTAGCGTGGATGTGTCATCTGACGGCGGAAGCAACTTTCACACTGAGGCAGAAAGCGATCCGATCACGCTTCCAACAACCGGTTCCGTCTCCGGTGAAATCTTCATCCCGTTTGAGATTTCACCAACGAGCGTTGCCAATGGCGATCAAATCAAGCTCACATGCACGATTGCACCTGGATCAAGCGCAACGCCAACGATTACGTACTTTTCAGACCCGGTACTGAATCGGCCCTAGTCGCTACACAGATTGAAGGAAAGGAGTTCACCCGATGGCAGTTAGAAGCTCAATGGCCGCGCTCATCTTGAGTGTCAGAACGTTGATTAACGATCCGCCGGGTGGCTCTGAGACCTTCACTGACCAACAAATTCAGGATGTGATGGATGAGGGCCGAGCCGATTACTGGAACGAGCCACTGAAAGCGAAACCCACCTTTAGTGGCTCAACCATTGCGTATCTCGACTACTTCCACCCGCTTGGTGGCTGGGAAGACGACTTTGTACTAAAGCAATACCTGACGGTACTCGTAACGCCTTCGGTCAGTGAGCCGATTGTTGGACACTGGACATTTGCCGCGAGCACGCTACCGCCGATCATGATTACTGGGAAGTCGCATGATCGCTATCGGGCTGCGGCTGACCTCTTAGAGCGGCAATCCGCACAGTGGATGCTGTCCTACGGCGTCAGTGCGGACGGGCAGACCTTGAACCGCCAACAGGTGATTGACAATATCCAGAAAGTTATCAAGCTCTATCGCTCTAAGCAACGCCCACACACGATCACGACGGTTCGGAGTGATCTGGTGAGCGCGGCCAGTGGCGATCTGACGCTTGCGCCCACGTCCATTGACTTTTTTGCCAGCGGGAACGGGAGTTAAGCACCTATGCCAACAATGACGCCTATCTCTGCCTCGGAACTAACGAATATGCGCTCAGACTTTGCGGCGGCGGCGTGCGATCAGTCCTGTGTGATCCACCGGGGAACCTCGTACACGGGGGAACCGCAAGGCGGCGGCACCACGACGGATACCGCGATAGCAACCGTACAGGCAGGGATGAGTGAGCCAACGAGCGGACAACTCACCAATTACGGCTTTCTCGTGGCAGCTAAAGCGGCCTGGCAAGTCAAGTTTGCCGTCGGTACCGACGTACGCGAAGACGACACGCTGGTCATTGGTGGCAAAAAGCTCATCGTGGCAAAAGTGATGACACCACGCAGTTATGCGGCTCTTGTGACCGCCCTAGCGACGGAAGTTTAGCCGATGAGTGATGCGTCAACGGAGGTTCAGACCGCCTACATTGCCAAATATCGGGCGGATACGACGTTGCAAGGACTGCTCAGCGGCTATAACAGTGCTATCGTGTCGCCAAATTGGAACATCTTTGACCAGGGTGGCTCAGGACAGACCACGGAAGTATTTCCGTATGTGTATGTTCATCCGATCACGAGCGGCCTGGGGGAAGTCTTTTCGATGGGTACGGATGCCAATGATGTGGCGTTGCAAGTCGATGTCTTTACGGCGGCGTTGGGCTTCTACCAGGCGCGAACGATTGGCAGTCGCCTCTATGTGCTGACACACGGCCCGCTTGCCGGGGCTATTGCGCTCAGTGGTGGACTTACCAACACGAAGACGCTGTTTGAGCAACGCACTGAGTTAGAAGAGACAACCGACCAACTGGTACAGCACATTGCCTATCGGTTCAAAGTCGGGACACAAGGATAAGGAGCGCGGTATGAGTTCAACAGTCAGCGTCAAAGTCAACGGTACCGATATCGTGCTGCGTGCGCTCACCGTCACTAATCAGCGAGCGTTGGATGTGGTGAATCAAGGCTTACAGAAGGCGGCAAAAACTACCTATGACGTGTCTCAGCAGCTTGTAGCAGTGGACAAAGGCGACTTGAAAGACAGTGCAACGGTGGATTTCCCAACGCCGATGAAAGCGGTTATTACCTACTCGACTGACCACTGCTGGTATGTCGAGTTAGGTACAAGCAAGATGCGAGCGCAACCGTACTTGTACCCGGCCTTTCAGTACGCATCGCATAATTTTCTCTCGACAATGGTCTTGAAACTCAATCATGTATGACGACACTGGAGACTACCTAAAGGAGCACGCAATTGAGTGCAACAGCAGCCTATAACGGCTACGTCAAAATTGGAGCCAATACGATTGTGCTCCTGAACTCGGCTGACTTCGCGCTTGCCGCGAAGTCACTGGACATCACCGCGCTCGGCGGTAATGGCTGGGATACCTTCATCATGGGGACGCTCGGCGGCAAAGTCGCCTGTAAAGGCGCATATGACCAGACAGATACAACAGGGCAAGCCTTGATACAATCCAACTTCCTGGCTCGCACCTCTATCGCCAGCGTGGTCTTTTCCCCCGACGGCACAAAGACCTTTACCTTTACCGCCTTTGTCACAGACTACCATCCTGCCGCAGCGGTTGCGGGTGTGGCGGCGATTGACTTTACGTTACTGCCAACCGGGGCTGTCACCGCCGCATAAGGAGTACACAACAGCATGGCTACTCTTGCGGGCTTCTTGGGAGATGTGCTCGTCACATCTCCCCCCAGTGTCAATCTCTCGCCACTGCCTACCGTTTTGACGGACAGTGGCGATCACAAAACATTCAATAATCCGACCGGGGCGCAACGCATCTGGGATAAGACAGCGACCACCACGGTGCAGACCACAACCGACGGCTCTACGTGGGCAACGGTTGCAGCGAGCACCTATGTTATCCGCTACCTGGACGGGCAAGTCGTGCTCAATTCCGCGCTCACGGGTACGCCTGGGTGTCGCATCTCGGCTGGGAAGTATTTCCCCTATGCCAGTATCGGCTTCACGACGGATTGGACGGCAACACTTGCGGTCAAGCCGATTGATGTGACCTCACATGTGGGCGTCGGCGGCAGCCCGTGGGATGTCTACATCATGGGCACACTAGGCGGCACCATCACGCTGAAAAAGTGGTGGATCGATGAGACGTTTATCAATGCTGTTATCAACCGCACGCAACTTGTGCTGGCCTGTGTAGCACCGGACGGCCACCACTACGATGCCTACGGCTACTTTACCGATGAAGCCGTCAAGCTGGCAGTCGCAGGCGCGGTGGAAGAGGATTTGACCTTCAAGGCGTCTGATGTTGTGGTCTATGTCTAATACAAAGAAATGAGTCAGATGTATGTCGTTATCACGCGAAGATTTACGCGCACGAGTGCTGGGCTATAAAACCACCGGCCTCAAACGCGAGAAAACCGATACACCGTGGATACCAGAATGCGCCGTCACGTTGGATGAGCAAGGCAATGCCATAGATGATACGCGCTTAGAAGTGCGCGAAATGACGGGCGAAGAGTCCTTGCAATTCGACAAAGAGGCGAAGGTCGACGAAAAACGCGCCATTGGTCGCATGATTACCCGCTGCTTGCTCATGCCTGGCACAAGTACTCCAGTGATGAACGAAACCGATTTAGACGCGATTATGTCGGAGCTTGGCACGAGTGCGCTGCTTCCCATGATGGCCCAGGTCAAGAGGCTTTCAGGCAGTGTAGACACGGCGAAGGCAGACGCAGCAAAAAACTCGCAGACGACCCCGCCGAACGATTCCACTACGAACTAGCCCTGGCGTTGGGTCGTCCATCCAAAGCGGCGATGCTGGCGGAAATGCCGTCGTCAGAACTTGCCTACTGGGCGGCATTATTCGATATCCGAGCGAAAGAGCGAGCCGATGAACTCGCAAACATCTAAAGAGAGATTGGAGAGAGACCTATGAGCGGTAGCCTGGGGGACATGTCCGTCTCATTTAGTGCCGACATTTCCAATCTCTCTTCTGGCATTCAATCAGCACAGCAAAAGGTCTCCGGCTTTGAAAGTGGCGTGCAACAAAAGGCAAGCGGCCTCTCTGGCATGTTCTCCGGCCTTCTGGGCGGCGTCGGCTCGTTTGCTGGCAAGATCGGCTCTATCGCGGGTGACGCGCTGGGCATGGTGACGAATACCGCGGGCGAGGCTCTCGGCTTCCTGAAAGATCAATTGGTGGACAGCGTGCATATCGCCATGGCACATCAGATGGTGATGACGCAGACGACGCAAGCCATTAAGTCCACCGGTGACGCCTCTGGTATGACGGCGCAATCTATTAGTGGCATGGCAGACTCGCTTTCCCAGGTCACGCCATTTGCAGAGGATACTATCCAATCAGGCGAAAACCTCTTGCTCACCTTCACTGGCATCGGCAAGCAAACCTTTCCCGCGGCAACACAGGCCATGCTTGATATGGCAACGGCCATGCACCAAGGGCCACAACAGGGCGCGATTATGCTCGGCAAGGCTTTGAATGATCCGACCACTGGCTTATCGGCCTTGCAACGCGTCGGTGTGACATTCTCGGCCTCGGAAAAAGAGCAGATCAAAACCATGATGGCGCACAACGATATTATCGGGGCGCAAGGCGTCATGCTGAAAGAGTTGAACACTGAATTTGGCGGCAGTGCCAAGGCGGCGGGTACGACGTTTGCGGGGTCAATGCAAATCTTGTCTAACAAGTTCGATGATTTCAAGCAGAAAATCGGCACGGCGATATTGCCTATCCTCGGTCAACTCGTAAGTTTCATCTCAACCATGGTGACGCCTGTCCTGGACGGTATCAGCAGTGCGCTCGATTCGCCAGGATTCCAGTCATTTGTGTCCGGTGTGGGCAAGGGCGTAGCAGGCATATTTACGGATATCGGCGGCGCGGTTCACTTTGTGTGGGGCGTGCTGCAAAGCGTCGATCTCTCTGGATTTAATGGCGCATGGAAGACGCTGAGCGGCGAAGTCAGTTCCATCCCCTACTCCTTTGATCGACTGTTTAATAGCCTGAAGCCTGTCGGTGATGCACTTTCGCCTGTAGCTGATGTTATTCAAGGACTCGCCCAAGGCGGACTCCGCGTCGTGACGGGCCTCATGGATGACCTTTCTAGCGCACTCGGCCATATCAATACCGCCATGCTGGGCGGTGACGGCGGTCTCAAATCGCTCATTCCCCCGCCACTGCAAGGCATGTTGTCCTCAGTGACGGGCCTGTTCAAGACGCTGGCGGGCGTGTGGAACAGTGATATCAAGCCCGCGCTGGCCTTCCTGCTTCCCGCCTTCAAGACTTTTGGCGGCTCGCTCATGGGGTCGGTCAGTTCCGCTGTGCAGCAAGTCTCACAGATTTTCTCAGGCCAGTTTGCCGCCAACATGAAGTTTATTGGACAAGAGGCGCAGCAGCTGGGGGTCTGGTTCAAAAACGTGCTGGCCCCGGCCATTGCGCAAGTGCTGCCGCATCTGGCTGGTTTCGCTAACGTCATCTTAACGACGGTCATCCCCGCCCTTGCCAATATCTGGGCCATTGGTCAACAAGTCGTGCGCCATGTCATCGCTGATTTCTTGCCGGTATTCGAGAAGGCCGCGCCGGTGGTACTCAGAATCGCGGGTATTGTGATGGACGGCCTGGGTGGTGCCCTCAAGTTTCTCATGCCGTATATCGTCTCAGCCGCACAATCGATCGGCAAATTTGCCATGGATATCGCGGATAGAGTGGCACCCATCCTCATGACCTTTTGG